ATAGTGTTGCACTTAAACGCTTTTATGTTGTAGAGGACGTTAATCGGGCTGCTGAAGGATTTAGTCATACTTGGTATCCGCACTTATATCGATTAAAGCTAAAGCAAATATACGATGGACAAGAATACGCAGAAATACTCGACTTGTCTGCAGAAGACGGAACCGATAATACACTACGTGATTTACTGTCAACCTATGAAAAAGAAATGCAAATTTCTAATGCTGTAGTTGCACAAGCAGAAGCTGACTCACCTAAAAGCGGATATGACATAAATCACTATTACACTGTGAGTACAAACGATGACGGAAGTGTTGATTTACAAACTGCTGACGATACTGACTTAGAAGCAAGCAATATTGTAGTTAGTGCAGACGATGTAGTTAATAGACCAGAGCGCGAAGGTTATACAGGCTACTTAGTTGGCACAGGTGATAGTGCTCCAAATGGTGCGCCATTCGGATTTGGAATACAGTTTCCTCGGAACAATGTAAGCGGCGACTATTTTTTACGTACAGACTTTTTACCAAATAGAATGTTTCGTTATGACGGCGCACGTTGGGTTAAAGTACAAGACGATATTAGAATGTCACTAAGTAATACACTCGAAAGACAGACTTACAAGTCTAGCTTTATTAATAATACCAAAACTAGTCAAATTAGTGGCGAAACAGTTCAAGAAAGACAAAGTCTTTCTAAGGCACTTAAACCAAAGAAACCTACGGCGGATAATTAATGCAACATTTTTATGACGGTCAAGTAAGAAGATATATTACTCAAATGATGAGAATTTTGAGTAACTTTCCTGTGCAAGATGGTAAAGGAATACAAAAAGATGTGCCAGTAACTTACGGTGATCTAACTCGCCAAGTATCAAATATTATTAGAGAAAATACAGAAAATAAACTACCCAGTGCTCCTCGTATTGCAGTATACTTAACTGGGCTAGAACTAGATAAAGACAGACTAACTGATGCAACATACACACGCAAAACTAATATTAGAGAACGCCAGTGGGATGACGCTGCAGGCGAATATCTTAACGTACAGGGAAAAAACTACACAGTTGAAAGGTTAATACCTACACCGTATATGATGCGCATTAATGCAGATATATGGACGTCAAACACTGATCAAAAATTGCAGTTATTAGAGCAAATACTTGTATTGTTTAATCCAAGTTTAGAAATGCAAACAACTGAGAATTTTATCGACTGGACTAGTATCACTGTTGTTAATTTAGAAAATGTAACATGGTCGAATAGAAGTGTACCTGTTGGTGTAGACAGCGAAATAGATATTTCTACTTTAGCATTTACTGTACCAATTTACATTAGTCCTCCAACAAAAGTACGCAAAATGGGCGTTATTACTAATATTATTACAAGCATGTTTGACGAAGAACGAGGAACAATTGAAGACGGCGTTACTGTTCCACAATTAAATCAATATGATGATGTTGCAAGAGCAGGCGTATCCAGCAACGAATTTGGCAATAAAGCCACTTCACTTGTTGCAGGACAAATGGCAAATGTTAATTACAACAAGTATGGTGTGTACGTAGATATTGATACCGTGCAACTATACTCAAATGGTATAGTTGGTAATAAGAACTGGAGAGAAATATTCGAAGCACTTCCAGGAATATATGCTGCTGACGTTAGTCGTATGCACCTTACAAGTACCGATAATGATAGCACTGTAACAGGTACATTTTCTTTGAGTCCTTTTGATGAAACTAAGATATTACTAAATTGGGACGATGATAGTTTCCCAAGTGATACTGTAATAGCAAGTCGAACTAGCATTGATTATATTATTAATCCAGTTAGTTTTAATCCGTTAAGTATTAAAGTATCTGGGCTACGCTTATTGTTGCTAGAAGACTTAGGTGATAATACTGCAACTAATATACCAGTTGCTTGGCAAAATGCAGACGGCACTGGAATTGTAGCAAGCGCAAATGATATTATTGAGTGGAACGGAACTAAATGGAATATTGTGTTTGACGCAAGTGCTGCAACAGAAGTTACATACACTACTAATTTAAATACAAGTGTGCAATATAGATTCAATGATAACGAATGGCTAAAATCCGTTGATGGTGACTATCCAGTTGGGTCATGGAGAATTGAACTCGCAGGCTAATTATATGTATGAACGATATGATTACTTGCAGTGGAGCACTGTTTTACACTTTAGATACAAATAGATTTTTATTCCTTCACAGAGCGCAAGGTAAGCGTAATAATCTGTGGGGCCTTGTCGGTGGCACTAACGAAGGTGCTGAAACACCGTGGGAAGGTCTTAAACGAGAAATAGAAGAAGAAATTGGATTTATTCCAGAGATTAAGAAAACTCTTCCTTTAGAAAGCTTTATTTCCCCTGATAGTAGATTCTACTTCCACACATACCTTTGTGTTATTGAAGAAGAATTTGTTCCTAAACTTAATATTGAACACAACGGATATGCTTGGTGTAGTTTTACTAAGTGGCCCAAGCCTCTACATCACGGCTTGCGTAATACTTTACAAAGTAAAATTAACTTAACAAAGTTAGAAACTGTTTTTCAAACAATTAATTTACTTGACAACTAACCTAAAAGATAGTATAATATAAACATGAAAGTATTAGTTTTCGGTGATGTAATAATCGACAAATATATCTATGGTACATCAGAACGTTTAAGTCCTGAGGCTCCTGTGCCTGTTGTCAAGTACCAGCGTGAAGTTGAAACACTTGGCGGAGCAGGACTTGTGTACGAAAACTTAAAAAGTCTAGGTGTCGACGTAACACTATTTGAAACTGAACAGCCTAGTAGCATTAAAACTAGAGTAATTTGTGACGGACATTATGTTACACGCATTGACGATGATAAACATGCAGACAGTACAGCAGTACTAGAAACTATAGAGTTGCATGACTTTTCAGAATACAAGTATGTTATATTAAGTGATTATAATAAAGGTGTGTTAGATGAGTCTCTTGCAATTATAGAACATATTAATAAATTTAATTGTAAAATAATTGTAGATCCTAAAGAATATGCAACCCAATATAAAGGCGCATGGCTAGTAAAACCTAACTATAGTGAATTTACTAAATTTGGATTCAATGATTGGAAAGGTAATATTATTACAACTAACGCTGGTAACAATGTTGTTGCAAGTATTGAAGATGAAGTATATAACGTGCCTGTTGAAGATGTAGAAGTAAGCGATGTTACAGGTGCAGGCGATTGTTTTTTAGCAGCATTTGTGTATGGCTTAACAAAGCAATACAATTACAAGCGTTGTATAGAACTTGCTGTTAAAGGTTCTAGAGAAGCAGTTAAACACACAGGCACACACACGCTTACTGTAAGCGATCTCGAAGAACGCATAGTGTTTACTAACGGAGTTTTTGATATACTACACACGGGTCACTTTGAGCTATTAGCCGAAGCAAAAGCACTTGGTGGAAAACTAATTGTAGGTATTAATAGTGACGCAAGTGTAAAGCGTCTTAAGGGTGAAGACCGGCCTATTAATAATGCTGTAAAGCGTGTTAGACAATTAGAAATATTGCCTTGGGTTGATAAAGTTGTATTGTTTAGTGACGATACACCATACGAATTAATTAAAAAATTAAAGCCGCATGTTATTGTAAAAGGCGGTGATTACACAGTAGAACAAGTTGTAGGGCATGATTTAGCTGATGTGCATCTTGTGCCTACAGTTGAAGGTTATTCAACAACACAGATTATAGAGGCAAGCAAATGAGAATATTAGTTACAGGAAACGAAGGATTTATTGGTAAAAATGTTGCAAGCTATTTGCAACAGCAAGGACACGAAGTTGAAGGATGGGAATGGCAACCTGGCGTACTGCCTAGTACAGAAGATTATGATTGGTGCATACACTTAGGTGCTATTAGCTCAACTACATATACTGATGTAGATCAAATACTAGAGCAAAACTTTGAGTTTACTGTTAGACTTGCACAGATATGTGAAAACTTTGGTACTAATTTACAATACGCATCAAGTGCAAGTGTATACGGTCCAACGACACACTTTACAGAAGATAGCAATTTACTTCCAGTAAGTCCTTATGCATGGTCAAAGTATTTGTTTGACAGATTTTTAAATCAGTATCTTGAAGAGTTTGAAATTAAAATACAAGGCTTCCGATACTTTAACGTATACGGGCCTGGAGAAGAAAACAAAGGCGATCAAGCAAGTCCTTATACTAAGTTTACTAAGCAAGCAAAAGAAGATGGTGTTATAACACTGTTTGAAGATAGCGAAAATTTTAAAAGAGACTTTGTTTGTGTCGAAGACATTTGCCGGGCGCACGAACTTATGTTTGATTCAGATGCTACAGGTATATTTAATATTGGTACCGGAACTGCAACTAGCTTCGAAACAGTTGCGTCTGCAATTGCTAAGAAGCATAACGCTGCTATAAATTATATTCCAATACCTGACAATTTAAAAGCACAGTATCAAAAGTATACTTGTGCGAATTTAACTAAACTTAACAATGCAATAGATATGCAATGGACATCAATAGAGGATTATATTAATGGAAAATAACGAACCAACTAGGCTTAACGGAGTTGTTCCCAAAGGTTGGGGTTACGAATTAATTTGGGCATCTAATGACAAGTATTGTGGTAAGATTATGTTCTTTGAAAAATCAAATGCTAAATTTAGTATGCACTTTCATAGAGAAAAAGACGAAACATGGTTTGTAAATACCGGACTATTCAAAGTGCGATGGATTGATACTTCTAATGCTATGTTATACGAAAAGAATTTAAAGGAAGGCGATGTGTGGCATAATCCACCATTACAACCGCACCAGCTAATTTGTTTAGCTGCAGGGTCTAGTATTACTGAAGTTAGTACTGCTGACAGTGTAGAAGATAATTATAGAGTTTCGCCCGGCGATAGTCAAAAGCAACAATACGAACCTAATTTAAATCCGGAAGATCAAGATGGCTAGAAATGTCTTAGAAGGAGCAATGATTAGCTCTGTAGTAAATACACAACCGATGTATAACAAGTGTGTTATTGGGTTGGACCGTGACGGTGTTATTAATGTTGACCGAGGAACTTACACCTGGAGAAGTAGCGACTTCGAGCCTATCGAAGGCAGCTTAGATGCAGTTGCTAGACTTCGTAAACATGGGTATAAAATTGCAATTATAACAAATCAAGGCGGCATCGAACTTGGAATGTTTTCTATGAATGATGTTGATATATTACATCAACATATGTTAGACTTGTTTGGCAAAGCTGGTTGCCCTAGTATTGATGCAATGTATTATAGTGCTAGTAGTCGAAAAAATGATATGTATGCCAAGCCTAATACTGGCATGTTTAAGCGATGCGAAAAAGAACACCCGCACATTAAGTTTAATAAAGGGTACTATGTAGGTGATAAACTAAGTGATTTAAAAGCTGCTCATAAAATAGGTGCAACGCCTATACTAGTTCGTACTGGATACGGATTAGAAACTGAACAACAATTAAACAAATTTACCTACCGCGACATAAAGAAAAAGACCATCGTATTTGATGATCTTAGTTCTTTTGCAGATTGGATAGAAGCACATTAAGCCTGCGCTTCACCCCATCTAATAATAATATTTGCGCTTGATGCTGCGCCACTAACCTTATAAACATTAATAGCAAGTACATCAGGACCATTTGGATATGTTCCTCTGCCACCTAATGGCGTATTAGTAAGCTCTTTAAGCTCGTTAAGATCTAGTGTTGATCGCTCGCCTGGTACAGCAATGAATGAGAAGATAGTCTCACCTGGTTGTGCAAACGGTGGTGCAATAAATTCAAGTGCTAATGTTCCTGAGCCGGCTGGCAAAGCGCCATTAAATGAATTATTAAGCTGTACATAATAGTAACTAATACCTGCCCAACTCTCTAATTGAACATTGTTAATCTGCGTGTTTGCTGGCACTGTTATGCCACCGCCGCCGCCAGTAACATTAGTACCAATTGTTCCGCCTGAAGATGCAAAAGATGCTTGTGTAAAGTAACCATAGTTTTTACTTGTAACAGCAGTTGGGAAAGTTATAGTCACAGCGTTTGATGTGTTAGCAGAAATGCCGCTGTTGTCTAGTGGCTTAGAAAGATAAAAATAACCGTAGTTACCAGATGAATTTATGTATGCATTATCAATAGTTGTGCCAGATGGAATGTTAGTACCTGTTATTGATTTACCAACAACATAACTGCTATTATTGTCGCCGAATGTATTTCTATAATCAGTTGCATTAACATAAAAGAAATCTGACCAATAAAAGCCGCCTCTACTGTTGTATATTCCAGAGTCAAGTTGCGCTGACATATCTGCTTGTGCAGTTATATTAGCTGTAGTAGCACTGGCGCCATCTGACCATGTAACACCACCGCCGGCTGCTACTTGAGCAAAGCTAGGTTGTCCACCTTGAGCAACTGTACTTAGACCTGACCAACCTACGTCACTTGGATTAAGTGGATAGTTTTGAGGATTAAGCACTCCTTCAATAACAATGCCGCCTTTTACTAGTGCGTCCGCAGAATCAGTACCTTCAGATGTAACTTCTAATCCTGTTAACAATAACTGTGCTCTGTTTAATAGTTCTCTTTCACCTAAATCTCCAATAAGTGCGTTTGATACACTAGGAGCCAATCTAATCATAAATGCTGTTTGTTTAGTTGTGCTAACTTCAACACCAGTTTCAGCGTATGAGAAAATGTAACCACGATCTGAGTCAAAGCCGCCGTCTGTAATAAACGCACTACCCCAGTGACTAATTAACGGAGTAATTGTTTGTGATATTAATATTACGCCTGTTCTATCAGTGTGTGTAGTAGCTGCGGATGCTGTATAAGTTCTATTTGCGCCAGCTTGGAAGTTTGTAAATGTTGCGCCTCTAGTTAATCCTGTTAGTGTGTTGTCTGTTCTTCCAGTAAACGTCATAATTTCGTTGTCAATGTAAATAGTGCCAGAATTTGGAAAGAAACTTCCATCAAACAATTCAAGAGTGGTTTGGCTATTAGTCATAGCTGCTGACAATTTCCCGCTTGGACCTTCGTTAGTAACTTCATAACGCACAGGCAAGTTTCCTGAACGCATAAATGCTTCTGTGTTTATGTTTGAGTTACGCATTCTGTGTGCGAATACAAAGTTACCATTTGATCCACGTAGCATGAAGTCAATAAAACCAGCACCATACCAACTGTACTGAATACCAATCATTTGCATTTTAGCAATATCAATATCGTATCCACTTGGGCCTGTGCCATCTAGTCTATCTAAGTTAAAGTCTCGTTGCTTTACTTTTTTATCAGCTACTAAGTTAATCTTTGCACCTGTAATATTTACTACGCCTCGGAAGTCTGGTGTTACGGTAATTGCAGTTTGACTATTAACATGTGATACAACATGTGTCATACCTTTAATAATAATTCTATCGCCAGCTTTTAGCTGATCTTGGAAACGTGTATTTGTTCCTGTAATTAAGTTATTATCAACTTCTAACGCAATTGTTCCTGCAAGCTGTCTTGTACCAGTACGCTGGTTAACGCTGACGTTAGTACCGTCAAACTCCCAGTAAATGCCGTTTTGATCATCAAAGATTCCCGAGCGTACAGTAGCACCGTGCCAAGCTATAACACTCATTTGTGAGCCAAATCCTAGTACAGCAGTTGTTGCTCCTAGTCTACGTACTGCACGAACTTTAAATGTGCGCTCGTCTATTACTTCCTCTACAGTATAATCAAACTTTGGAGGAACAGCAGTTTGTTCACCACTATTAAATCCTGGAGTCTCTACACCTATAAGTCTAATCACGCCGCCTTCTTGTACACCGTGATCGTTGTCATCTGTTACAACAGTAATTAACGAGTTAACTTCTATACCGTCTGCTGTTAACGAGCGTATATCGTAACTTGGAGCAAACAATGCACCAGTTGTATACATAATACCTTTACCAGACTGATATCTAATATATTTTTTACTTTGACGTATTGCTTGCGCACCGTGTTGTGGACCACCTGTACCCAACATAACACCGCCGTCAAATGGTCTGTGTACAAAGAAGCTATCCGGTCTTGGGTATACTGATCCTTGTATTTGTCCGCCAGCTACTGAAATTGCTCCAACTGATCTTGCTTGGAATCTTAAACTATTTACTGTAGGTATATTTGTAGCAATGTATGATCCTGCTGTTAATTTATGATTGTTAGAATCATCGTCTGATATAATAGTAGTAATAAATGAAGCTCCGGGTACTAATCCGTGTGCGTTAGTAAACGAAGCATCAATTGTAGCTAGGGCGGAATATGCAACTGAATCGAGTCTAGTCATTGTCGCAGTTGTAGCTTCAGTCATAACTATTGTGCTAATTAATGTAAAGATGCTGCCAGGATCTGCTGATGATAAAGTTGTTACGAATGTTTGGATGGCTCCTGCACCGTTTACAGATGCAACTCTAATATAGATATCGTTTAGTGGCGATTCGCCGTTAAGCGATGCTCCTGTGATTGTAAAAGAGTTTCCAACAGCATATCCAGAGCCTGGTGCACTTACAACAATACCTACATAGGTATCGCCAACCTTGCTTAAATTAACAGTAAACGCCGTACCAGTAACTGATTGTACTGCACCAGTTAACTCATTGTATGTAGCAGTTCCATCGAATGCTGTGCCGCTGCTAGTAATTCCAGTAATTACTCCGCCAGCTACAGAATCTACGCTTGTTACTGTAACAGTTAAGTTATTTGCTGGTGTATTACCAGGAAGCCCGGCGCCGGCTTGTATTAATAAAGTTTGTCCTACACCGTATCCGGTGCCGCCTGCATTAATTGACGTTGTGTACGTTCCTGCACTGAGAGCAGTATCAAAGCTTGCAGCAGTTCCAAGTCTATTACTTCCGACGATAGCTAGTTTAGTATTACCATTAAATGCAGTGCCAGCGAATGATACTGTTGCAATGCCGCCGAGACCGTCTACTGTATCAACTGTAATTGTTAGATCATTTGCAGGTGTTGCTCCTCCTAACTGTGTTCCTAGAATTGTTATAGTATTAGTGGGAATAAAGTCTGTACCTGCAACATCTATAGAAATAGCATCGTATGCTGCTCCTATTTGGGCAACTGTAAATTGTGCATTTGCTCCGGCAGCAGAGTTTGTTGTCCAAGCGGGATTAGTTGTGCTATTATTTTGATTAGGTGCAGTACCTACAGCTGATATACTTGTTATCTCGCCAACAGCTTTAACAGTATCAATTCTAAAAGTAGCATCTCCACCGCCGCCAGAGATAGTAACTATGTCCAATTGTGTATAACCTGTTCCTGGTGAGTTAATAACTACGCTGGTAATAACATTACTAGCGTTTACTGTTGTGTCAAAAGTTAATCCAGTACCAGTGCCGCCTGTTGTAGCGACGGCTGTAGCAGCTGAGTATCCTGTACCACCTGTCTGTATTGTGCTTGTAAGTGCTTGTCCTGCAGTTGTTTCTACAGCATCAACAGTTATGTACAAATCTTCTGCAGGAGATGTCCCGCCGTTTGGTTCAATAGACGAGCCAGACACAACAATGATATCACCAACTGTATATCCAGTTGAATTGTTAGGAGTTGCTAGTGTAACTGAATTATACACAGTATTTTCAAATCCAATATCAAACGTTCCAAGAGTTCCTGTGCCGCCTTGGCTGGTGCCAACCAATGCTGTGTATGATCCAGTGCCCGGTATTGCAGTTCCAGATAATGTAACTGTAACAACGCCATCTGCACTATCAACAGTATCAACTATCAATGTTAAATCATTGGCAGGAGAAGTACCATTAAACAACGTTCCTAATATAACAATTCTGTCTCCAATTTGATACTGTTCTCCAGAGTTTGCTATACCGTCTAACGTATAAGTGCCGCCAGCTGTACTAATATTAAAGCTAGCATCACTACCGTTAGGAATATTAATATTAGGTGCAATATTAGTATACACTAAATCGTTTGCCAATAAGGTTTGAGTAAAGTTACCACTAAAGGATATTACATTTCCTGTGATGTCAGTGACATAGATAGCTGTTCCGCTGCCATTGTCAACTGCTAAATCTTCTAACACACCTGTTGTGTCAGCAACTGTAATCGTATTGTCGCCCGGAAGTGCATTTGCTGTAAGAGTCAGCGTTAGATAATCTCCGCCGCCGGCACTAGTATCAATTATACCTGTAACTTGTGAGCCTGTTGGTATAGATGCGTTAGTAAGTGGAGAACCAATTTCTGGTGCACCGCCATCAAATGGTAGTATAGTAGATCCTATTGCTACATCTAATTCAGCTTGTAATGTTCCATTGCTACCATTGCTTACTACTGTAAATGTTGGGGAGCCTATTGAAGCTCCTGTATAAAATCCAGCTTGTCTTAACTGTGTGTATGATGTAGATAATGTTGTTGGATTAACTGTTCCAACTTTAGATTTTGCATAAAAAGTAAAAGTAGTAGCTGACGGAATTTCTACAATAA